CGGCCCAGATCCGCGAAATTTTAATCAGCGAGTCAGCTTGGGAAGAAATGACCTGCTTATTCGCACCTTCCCTAGCAATGGATCGCATACCGTGAGCTACAAGCTCACCTCCGAAACCCATACGGATTATGGCCGCATTAGCTGTTTGTTCATGCATGTGATTGAGTGGAGCTTTGATACTGGGGAACACCCACTCTCTATGCCCGCTGATGACTTTCATTAAATCCAAAACTCGCAAAGCTTCTTTGCTCAGTGGAACTTTGTGAGGCTTCTTCATTTTCATAAACTCCGCCGGGATGTTCCACATGCCAGTTTCAATATCAATATCTGACCATCTTGTGCGAACAGCTTCACCTGGGCGAACCCATGTGAGAAGTTGCCACTCAATCAGTAGCCTTGTTTCCAAACGGATAGAAGCATTGTTTAGAGCAACCAAGAAGCGAGGGAGTTCGGAAGGGGGTAATGCTGGCATATTCTGTTTTTTTGGCTTGCTGAACCGTTGCCCCAGGTTGTCTGCCGGGTTGAATTCTATGAGTTCTTCTGTTGCTGCATAGCGGAAAATTTCATTCAGGCGGGATATGATGCGGCGAAGTGTTTCAAGGACACCTCGTTTTTCTATGGGTTCTAAATGCTGTTTAAGCATTTTAGGGCGAATCTCCTTAATTGGGGTATCACCCAATGTGGAAAAGATATTTCTCTCTAGGCTTCGCCAGATGTCGTTAGCATGATCTTGGGAGATGCCTGACGTTTTGACTTTCTCATCAAGCCACTTCTTGGCTACTGCTTGAAATGTATGTTCCGTGGCATCTTTCAGTGCATTGGCTTTTTGGTTGTTATGAACTTGGGGGTCTATACCATTTGTAAGCAACGACAAGTATTCATCACGTAAAGCTCGTGCCTTCGCAAGTGTAAGGTGAGGATAGGTTCCTAAGCTCACCTTAGTTCGCTTTTTGGTCACAGGCACTGCATATCTGAAATACCAATTTTTCTTCCCTCCCTTCGCCAGGGGAGCGATTCGCAACAGCAAACCATCGCCGTCAAAAAGGTTAACCTCTTTTTCGGCAGGTTTGGTGCTTTTGATTTCAGTGTCAGTGAGCTTCTTAGCGATTTTGGCCATGTTTGGGACCCTCGATTTTAGGACCCATCTTCGTGGGTCCCATTCAGGGTGCCATAACTCGTAGTTCTCAGCAATTCTCACTAGACTACAATAGACGTAAAAAAGCCCGCAGAGCTTGTGCTGTGCGGGCTTAGTAGACTTTACTGAACTTCAGTACATCAATATTTGGTGGAGCTGGCGGGAGTTGAACCCGTGTCCGAATAATGCTTAACCTATTGAATATTAATGTTTTGTCTTTTTTGAAAGGCCTCAAGTGCATTTTACGTGCATATCGTGGTCCCTCTAACGTCCTGATTCCGTCCAACATTTTGAAATACTCACGACGCTACAGAGCTGCTGAAATGGCGGTTTTCCCGTCGTATTCAGCCAGGTATTTACCGTAATTGCGGAACAGCATTTCCGGCCCTTTATGCCCCATCTGCCCGGCAAGCCAGAAAAGGTTTACGCCCTGGCTAATGTGTCTGGTGGCGAATGTGTGGCGGGTCTGGTACGGGTTACGGTATCGAACGCCAGCTTTTTTGAGGGTTGGCACCCATGCTTTTTTTCGTATTGCGTCGGCGTTCGCCCAGGGCTCTCCCGTTTTAGGGTCGCTGAAAATAAACTCGCTTTTCATGAAAGTGAATTGTTTCTGCGCCTGCAGCGCGGCCAGCGCCTCGCTGTTTAATTCTACTTTACGGGTACCGGCTTTTGTTTTGGTGCCTTTCAGAACGCCAACAACACTCGCCGCCTGAACGTGAGCTGTTTTAGCGATATTGTCGAGATCAGGCCAGCGCAACGCACACAGCTCAGAGCTGCGTAAACCTGTATTGAATGCGAAACGGAACAGGTTTTCCCATTCCGGATAACTGCAGCTCTGGTAAATGGCGCTGATTTCCGCTGGTGTGAACGGATCAACTTCGTAATCGTCACTATTCGGGCTGCTGTCGATCACGTGGTACCGACTCGCGCTGACAAGGGTTACCGGGTTGATAGTCAGCAGGCCGTCTGTCACCGCTTCATCTATGGCGCTGCGCAGAAACGAGAGGTTATTCCTGATTGTTTTCAGCTTTGTTTTTCTGCTGGCGATCCAGTTTTTGAGGACCGCAGGGGTCAGTTCCGATACATGCATTTTGTGCAGCGCAGATAGCGCAGACAGGCACTTTTCATAACCGCCAATAGTGGACGGCGAAAGGTTGCGGTTCTGGCAGATTTTCAGATACTCGTCCAGGTAGGACTTAATATTTTTGGTTTTCTTCACTACCCCGAACAGCTCCAGTTTTTTGGAGGTGGGGAAGTATTTCGCATAATCGAATGTGCCGCCGGCGATCTGATTCTGTATCTCCCCCAGCAGGCGCTCGGCATACTTCACGCCGCGCGCGTTTGCTTCCATTCTGGAAAGGGGCTCCCGGCAGAGAACCCCCTTGTAGGTGAATGTGATCACCAGGGTGTCGCCAGTTTTATGCTGGCGAATGGTTACTCCTCTTGGGAGAGATAATGATCCTTGTTCTTTCTTGCCCACTTTGAAACCTCCGTTAAGTCTATCCAGCGTTCTTTAACGCCATCGACTTTTAATACATGGACACCCTCTTTCCATAACCCCCTTTGTATCCGTTTGTTAACGGCTTCAACCGTTTCTCCGGCGTCCCGGCAGTAGGTTGAAAGTGGTACGCAATCAAGACTCATGACCGACCTCCCGCCCGAATGCCTGGGCATTTTCCAGTTCATTTGCCGCATAGATAAGTGCGTTGTGGTGCGCTCTAAAACCGCCATCAAGTTCGCTGGCCGCTCTCTTGCGCAAAAAATCGATTGCAGCCTGATAGTCTTCACTGGCTGGCAGATCTCCCACGAGCATCAGCATGTTTTCCGGGTCGACAGGGATGGTGGTGAGCCCCAGCTGCTTGGCCTTCGTTGCCAGACGGGTCCAACGCTTAATAATTTCTGAAACTGGCTTATTCATGGAGCGCCTCGCTACCTCACCAAAAATTTATATTCAATCAGCGCGCCGATAACGGTGGCCGCCAGTAGCAGGGAAACAATGATGCTGAAAGTGAAGGGCTTCATCATTTCACCCCTGCTGGTTTGATGGCCTGCAGTGCATCAACCTCTTTAACGAATCGGTCATGCATCGCGTCCCATTTCTCACACCATTTCTCCATTTCTCGCTTGCGCGCCAGGATGCGACGCAGACGGCGAACACAACGCTGGTGGGCGGCCAGATACTCAGCCTTTGTTTCCCCGTCTCGCCATACTTCCCTGTCATCGCGATCAATACGCACCCGCGGGTGACGCTGCGCAAAACCTGAACGCTCAAAAGCCTCGGTGGTCATGAAGAAAGCCAGATAGCGGATCGCCGTATCTCGCGTGAAGCATTTTTTGATACGACCGTGGCGTACTGCCACGAACAGTGGGCCAACTGGCGTATCGTGTTTCTGTAATGCCAGGTCAATCATGCTTACGGTGCGCTTATCGTTCATTTCCGGTCCTTAACTTTGCTGTATCGTTCGTGACTCATTACTTCCCAGTTCTTTCCGCCATCGCGGGAGAGTAGCCGCCAGCGGTGATTAACCTTGAGGCTCAAATTACCGGAGCCGTGCATACGGCAGGGGTGAATGCGCCTTGCTCTGAACTGGCTTAAAACGTGTGCTGCTTTGAGGTGAACCCACTCAGGAATTCGTATCGCTGTAAGTGCCACCAGCTACCTCCTCAAATCTCAGCTCCATTTCGCGCGCCATTTCGATAAATGTGGCCAGTGAGCAAATGTGCTCGTCGTCGAACAACCGGCGGTCGCATATCACCCTCCCGTTCTCGATGTGCAGGACTACCCGCCCGGTAAAATCAGGGAGGACATGCAGATCCACGTTCAACACGGGGCGGGGGATCAGCACACCCTGATAGAGCATTGTTTGTTGGTCAGCCATTGCCGATCTCCGCATTAACTGGTTTCTGCTTTTTGACGAACTCAACCAGCTCAGAAATGAGCTCGTCGATTAATTCCTTTCCGCTATTT